GAGATAGGTGAGAACTATAATAAAGAATGGTGGGAACATGCAATGGATGAGAGTAATGAAGACGATTATTCTCAAAGATTTGAAGTATTAGAGTTCTGGGGTTTTGTAGATAGAGAGATCATAGAACAATATGATATAGATATACCTAAAGAATTAAAAGATGTAGAGCAAGTAAGTGTTAATGCATGGGTTTGTAACAGTTGTGTATTAAGATTAGTAATGAATCCATTTACTCCTGCTTATCTACCTTATTATGCTACACCTTATGAAATGAATCCATACAATATCTTTGGTGTAGGTATTGCAGAAAATATGGATGATACACAAACTCTTATGAATGGTTTTATGAGAATGAGTGTAGATAATGCTGCACTATCAGGAAACTTACTAATAGAAGTAGATGAGACTAATCTAGTTCCGGGACAGGATCTTACAGTATATCCGGGAAAAGTCTTTAGAAGACAGGGTGGTGCTCCCGGACAGGGAATCTTTGGAACTAAGTTTCCTAATGTAGCCGGTGAGAATATGCAGATGTTTGATAAAGCTAGACAACTTTCAGATGAGTCTACTGGTTTTCCTTCATTTGCTCATGGACAAACAGGTATACAAGGTGTAGGTAGAACTGCATCAGGTATTTCTATGTTGATGAATGCAGCTAATGGTTCTATTCGTAATGTCATCAAAAATGTAGATGACTATTTACTAGGACCACTAGGTAAAGCATTTTTTAATTTTAATATGCAGTTTGACTTTGACCCAGCTATTAAAGGTGATCTTGAAGTTAAAGCACAAGGTACAGAAAGTTTAATGGCTAATGAAGTTAGAAGTCAAAGACTTATGCAGTTTATGCAGACAGTATCTAATCCTGCTCTTGCACCTTTTGCTAGAATGGATTATATTGTTAGAGAGATTGCTAAGAGTATGGATCTTGATCCTGATAAGGTAGCTAACTCTATGAGTCAAGCTGCTGTACAGGCAGAGATACTTAAAAAGTTTCAAGCACAAAATCCACCTCCTGCACCTCCACAAGGAATGATGCCACAACAACAAGGTCAACCACCTGCACCTCCGGGTGGACAGGTAGAAGATACACAAGGCTCTGGTGGTGGTACAATAGGAACTGGTTCAGTGCCAACTCCACAAGAACCCGGATTTACTGGTGATCAAGGACCTATACAATAATGATAACATTGAGAAAACTTACTACTGATAAAGAGCTATGGGATGCATTTGTAGAGTATATAGATGATGCTATAGCCAAACAACATAAAACTTTAGAGCAAGCAGGTGATATGCCTATGATCTATAAACTACAAGGATCTATTGCTTGTTTACGTAGAATGAAATATCTTAGAGATGAGTTAAATAGTAATGCAAACAAATCAGTTGAATAAAGATTTTAGAATAGTAGATGGTGTAAGTCTTCCTCCTAACTATTATGAAGATCCTATTAAAAATGATATAGAAGAAGAAAGTTTTATAACTACTGATTTTAGAAGTAAATTTTCAGAAGATGCACAAGCTATGTTAGATGCTATACAATGGGCAAATGCTAGTAATGAAGGTATTGTAGATATACCTAGTTCTAAATATATACCAAAGTTTGTAGAAAGATTTGGAGAACAAACTTTTAATGGTGTATTAGGACTTTTAGCCACAGGTGAAAAAATATATGGTCTTGGTGTTGGTGGAACTATGGATGTACTAGTTGGCTTAGGTATGGACAAAAGTTCTGCTCAAAGACTTGGTAGAGATTTAATGGCTTTTCCTGAAACTTTACCACCAACATTATCAAATTCTTTAGCGTCTTACAGAAAATTAAATAAAGAAGTAATTGCAAATTTTGCTAGAGATAATAAAGTAAAGTTAGATACAGAGTTATTAAATCCTAAACTTAAAGATAAAATTAAAAATGTTCTTATAGACAAAGGAAATATTGCAGCTAGTAAGATAGAAGATCTTTTAATAAGTTTAGGTTTTAGTAAAACAGATAATAATTTTGCTACTGTTAATATAGGTGGTAATATTTCTAAAAATAAAGGATCTCCTAATAATAATAATAATACTAATAATATTATGAATGAACCTAATCATATGATTATTTATGATAATCCAGATGATGAACCAATGGGTTTAGGTATTTTTGGTAAGGGTTATAAAAGGTATATAGGTACTAGTTATAGGGGAAGCCCTACTGCAAAAGATGATGCAACACGTTTATTTAATGATTTTATTAAAAACCAATTAACTACCAAAGATGTAGTATCAGATTTACCTGTTACTATTACAAATTTACCTAAAGATTTTTCAAAATTAAATAATTATGATCAAAGAAATCTTCTTGGTTTTCTTAGAAATCTTAATAAAAATACAGGTTGGTTTCCAACTGTTAATAATATAATGGCTACAGAAATTCCAGATAACTTAGCTAAATTTAATTCTGCAAAAATGATTCAAACAGGTTTTAAAATAAAAAATACAAATATTCTTCAAAAATTTTTTGAACCTATTTTTGGAACTTCAAAAGTTGAAAGTTTAGAATCTTTACCAAAAAATTTTGTATTACCTAAAAATTATAAACAAAGACCTGAAGAGTTAATTTTTAGAGAAAAGTCTACAATAAAACTTTCTGAAGTTTTAGATCATGATATATTATTTGATATTTATCCAGAACTTAGAGATTTGAGAATTAGATTTATGACTCCTAAAGAATTAGTAGATCCTGAATATGCTAAGACTGGAGGTTATTTTCAAAGATCAGAGGATCTTGATCCTTCAAGTCCTAATTATGATCCTATGTTTGATAATGATTATTCTGTTATAGCTCTTAATCCATCAATATTTATTGATAACGAAACTCAGAGACTTAAATCGCTTAGTTTAGTTCCTCAAGATAAAAATTATATTGATGTAATGGAAACAATTTTACATGAAATACAACATGCTGTTCAAGCAAGAAGTGGTATAGATAGTTCTTATGCAGAATTATTAAATACTTATAAAAAAAATGTAGTTGATGACAGTAAACTAGTCTTTGAAAGAATAGATGTTTTAAGAAATAAAAGGCCAGATCTTTTAAAAGATGCTACAGTATTATACAAAGGTAACTATGCAACAGGAGACTATGATATAGTTTTTTATACTAAATCTGAATTTGATAGAATGATGAAAGATACAAAAAAGATGTATCCAAATTTATCTTATAGTAAACGTAAAGAAAAAGCTGAAGAAATATTTCTCCAAAAATTTTTACCAAATAAAGCAGATGTTTCTAAAAATGAATACGAAGAATTAAAAAATAGTTTTGTACCTATAAGTATTGATGAAGCAAGACATTTAGCAACTATTCAACATTATACTTTTAAATCAGAATTAGGTAGAGATAGATCTGCAGATGTTATTTTAAATCTTACAGACCCTAAAAAAACTAAACTAAAAGAAACTAAGGAAGATTTTATAGATACTCTTGCCCAAGAATTAGATGAAAAGGATATAGATAATTTTTTCAATTATTGGCAAAAAATGAATGAAGTAGAAGCAAGAGCTACTCAAAATCGTTTTAAATTATCAAATGATCAAAGAGTTAAAAATTTTATTTATGATGATTTAACAACTGACAAGGGTGGTAGAACTCTTTCTATGGCAGATGTAATGATAAAGTCTGTATACATAGATGCTAAAAATATTGATAAGCTAGATGTCTTAATGGATGATTTAAAACAAAAGTTATTTAGTGCTATTCGTAAAGATGTTCAACCAACTCAATTTATATTACATGATGAAGAGGTAGATTATTTTGTAGACAACTTATTATATCAAAGATTTTCTCCTATTTTTTTAGCAGGAGAACCGTTAAAAGCAAAAAACCAAACAATCTTTGAGGGATTAAAAGATATAGGGTTTGAAAATACATCTAATGTTATTAAAGATAATATACAAACTAAGATATATGATGATATAGCATTTAGGTATTATGGATTACAAAAAGGATGGCGAAAAACTGTTAGTAATGAAACACTAGATAAAATAAAAAGAACTTTTAACTCTGTCTATTATGCAAAAGATGGTCGTATGAATCTTTCTGAAGTATCTCAAATAGATCCCATTTTACGAATTAAAAGTGTATCTACATTAGATCAAACTCCTATGACAAATGAGCTTAACATAATTAGAAATTTTAAACCTAAGTAATGCAAACAAAATGGAACAATAATGGACAAATCTAAATATCGTCTTTTATATTTTATACCTCCTGAATTACGCAAACACGTAGAGTTTGTAAAAGGTTTGCCTAGGATAATTGCAGATACTGTAACTGATCCTAATACTTATACAACACTTAACCAAATGTTAAATCCTGTTGAGTGGGTTATAGCTCCAGTAAGGAATACACGTAAGTTTATTGACAGTGGTTATAAAGATGTAGGTGCATTAACTAATGCTGCAATAGAAACTTTAGGATTAGCTGCAGGTCCTTTAGCTCATAAATATGCTTCTACTTTATCTCCTGTAGCAAGTAAGGGTGTTAGTTCAGGAGTTAAATCTCTTCAAGAGTTAGTAATGCCTTTAGGTGCTTCTGATGATGTAGCTAAAGAAGTTTCTAAAAGAACAGGTGTAAATAGAAGACAGTTTATTGCAGGAACTGCAGCACTTGGAGCAGCATCAGGATTAAAAGGTGTAGGTGATCTTTTACCACCTACAAAAGGTGTAGTTAAAGCTGCTGCAAAAACAGCACCTAGCTATTTAACTTCTTCTTTAGATCTTTTAAAAGCTATGAAAAATGCACATAAAGAAGATTTAAAATATATTAACTCATCTAATTTAGAACTTAAAAATATATCTAAAAATTGGGATGACTTAAAAGATGATTACCCTTCAGAAACTATATATTCTTTAAGTATGTCAGAAACTCTGGCAAAAGATACTCTTAGTCAGATAATGAATCAGTCTGTTAAATTAATAGATGAAATAGCAGATACTGATAAAAAAGATTTATTAAAATTAGATGATGAACAGTTAAAATCTTTGCGAGATCTTCTTACATATCAATATTCTGTGCCTAAATTTCACCCAGATACAGGAGCTACATTATATGATAGTGTTGATTTTAATCCAAAACAGTTACTAGATGCTTATGAAGAACATAAATTAGGTATAAATACTGACCCTCAAGTTCGTAAATATTATCAAGAGCAATTGCAAAAACAAAACACATTAAAAAATAAAATTAATGAAGTTTTAGAAAAAAAAGGGCTTACAACTATTAGTGATATTGAAAAATCAAAAAGTCCAGATTATTTTAAAATAAGATTAAAAGAACCTGATATTGAAAGACTTAAAAGTGATGCTAAGAAGCTTTACAGAACAACAGATAAGTCAACCTCTATAAAAGAAGCTAAAGAGGCTGAAGAAAAAAACTTTCGTAGACTACGTGATAAACAAACACAAAAAACATTTAATAAAGGTGGAATGAGCATGGAACAACAGATGAGCTTATTTGAAGAAGGTGGAATGAAAGATGATGGACTAGATAGAGATCCTGTAAGTGGTAATGAAATACCTCCGGGATCATTAGCTAAAGAAGTTCGTGATGATATACCTGCACAATTAAGTGATGGTGAATATGTTGTCCCTGCAGATGTTGTTCAGTATTATGGTGTAAAGTTTTTTGAAGATCTACGTGCAGAAGCTAAATCAGGTCTTGCACAAATGGAAGCTACAGGTAGAATAGGTGGTGAACCGGTAGAAGTAGATATGACTATGATAGCTTTTGGTCAAAAAGATAAAGAAAAGAAAAAGAAAAAAGCTACAGGTGGTGTTGTTGGATTTGATAATGGTGGTGTTAGTGCAGATCAAAAAGCAATAGATGCATCACAACCTAAGTTTAATCCTCAAGATTATAGCGTTCTAGGATTTACTCCGGGTAGTCCTATTTATCAAACAGGTCAAGGTCAACCACAACAGAATAAAACTACTATGACTTATTATCATGGACAAACTGGTGAGTCTAAGGTAGTTACTTTTGTCAATGGTGTTGTAACTCCTGCTAGTGATTTACAGTTTACTCAACCACCTTGGTCTTTAAATAAACCAACACAGACCCAACAAGAAGTTACTAAAGACAGGGATGACAATGGAGGTAAAAAAAGCACAGAACCTGAAGTTCCTCAGTATCTAAAAGATGTAGACTTTACAACTTGGAAAGGTGATAACTTTACAGGTGAAGCTACAAATGCTTTAAAAAGAGATATGGGAGAAAAGTTTTTTGGTGCTTTTAGTATGTTAGCATTAGGTCCTGCAGGTTTATTAGTTAATGAAATGATAGACATAGATGGTATTGCTAAAGCTACTATTATGGAACAAGCAGCAAGAGCTGCAGGATATACTGATGAAGCTGATGCTATTAATAAACAAATAGAGGATCACTTAGAAAATGAATCAAGTTTTGCTACAAGAAAGTTTTTAGAAAGTAAAATAGGACAAAGTGTTTTTAATGGAGCTGTTACACGTATTAAAGATGCTTTAAATAAATCTAATCAAACTTGGTCACAGATTGGTAAAACTACTACTGATGGTACTGGTGGTAGTGATGGTACTGGTGGTAGTGGTGCTACTGTTAGTGATGATGATTTTTATAGTGGAACAAAGAGATCTCCCGGATACGAAGACCGACAAAAATCTGCTGTTGCTACAGGCACTGCTACTAAAAAAGATGCAGCAGGAACAACTGCTATAAGTAGATCAGCAGAAGGAATGTCTGAACAAGATAGTAGAAGATCAACAGAACAAGCAGGAATGGCAGGTCAAGATGCTACGTCATTAGCTGCAGGAAAATTTGGAGGAAACAAAGGAGGATTATTAAAAAGACCAAAACGTAAAAACAAAAAGTAGATTGGCTACTCAACAATGTTGACCCCAAGAAAGGAAATAGAATGCCAGAATTAGAAAATGTGGAAGCACAAAAAACTGCAGGATATATGAGCAGAAGTAGATCTAAGTATAAAGATAAGATTAAAAAAGAAGAAGAAGAACTAAAACAACTTATGGAACAACAAGGTAAACCTCAAGAAGTTCAAGAAGAACAAAAAGTTGAAGAAAAAACTGAAGAAGCTAAACCAGAAGTTGAACTTAGTGATGAAGAGAAATCTTTTAAAACTCGCTATGGCGATATGAGAAGACACCTAGCTGCTAAAGAAAAAGAATATAATGCCAAGATTAAGGAGCTAGAGGATAAACTAGGAGAAACTAAAAAACTAGTACCACCTAAATCAGATGAAGAATTATCTGAATGGGTAGAGAAATATCCAGATGTGGCAGGTATAGTAGAAACAATAGCTGACAAACGAGCAAAGCAAATGTTTGATAAGGCTAATATACAAATAGAAGAACTAAGTAAAGCAAAAGAAGAAGCAACAAGGAGTCGTGCAGAGAATGAAATTAGGAAAGCACATTCAGACTTTGATGAGCTACGTGATTCCGATCAATTTCATAATTGGGTTGAAGAACAGCCTAAGTGGGTTCAGAACGCTTTGTATGAAAATACGGATGATGCTGCTTCAGTTGTACGTGTTCTTGATCTGTATAAAGTTGATAATGGACTTACGAGATCTGATAAGAAAGATAAAACAAAAGCTGCTGCCTCATTGGTAGACCGAGGATCTAAGACAAAAGTAGATCCAAGTGAGTCTTCAGGCAAGATAAGAGAGTCTGATATTGCTAAGATGACGGATGCAGAATATGCAAAGAATGCTGATAAAATAAATGAAGCACATAGATCTGGTAAAATAATCTATGATTTATCAGGAAATGCGAGATAAAGACTTGACAAAAAAGGATTTATCAGTATAACTAACCCTTAGACACAAAGCCTCTACTATAGACTACCTTTGTGTATAAGTAATACGAAGACTAAACTAGTAAAAGACTACCTATATAAGTATAGACCCATTGACTTTGAGACTCGCTATTTCATTGTTAAATGCACTCTAGAAAATATAGCCTCTTCTATAAGGTTAGCTTTTAAATAAGCCAAACAATAGGAGGATTTTATTATGGCTTTTCAAACAACATCAGGTTATGGGAATTTACCTAATGGTAATTTTTCTCCTATAATCTACTCCAAACAGGTACAGCTTGCATTCCGTAAGTCAACTGTTGTAGGAGACATAACTAACTCTGATTATTTTGGGGAGATTGCTAATCAAGGCGATACAGTCAGGATTATCAAAGAACCTGAAATCTCAGTTAAAGCGTATGCCAGAGGCACTAACGTAACAGCACAAGATTTAGATGACGAGGACTTCCAACTTGTTGTTGATAAAGCAAACTATTATGCTTTCAAGATGGATGACATTGAAGAAGCTCACAGTCATGTGAATTTTATGCAACTTGCAACTGACAGAGCTGCTTATAGATTGGCTGATAACTATGACCAAGAAGTATTAGGTTACATGTCAGGTTATGCACAGTCAACACTAAACGCAGTAGCTGATGGTGTTAACAGCACTGTAAATGGAACTAAGGCTGTATCAACAGCAGGATCAGACGAACTTCTTACTTCTATGAAGTTAAAGAAGGGATCATTTGCCAGTATTACTACTTCATCTGCAGATGACCACTCTATTCCTGTTCAGAACTTAGCTCCGGGTGCAACATCTGTTTCAACTGCAGCTGTTACTCCAATGGTAATCATCAACAGAATGGCTAGATTGTTAAATCAACAGCAAGTTGACTCACAAGATAGATGGTTAGTTGTTGATCCAGTTTTCATGGAACTATTAGGTGATGAAAACTCTAAGTTGGTAAATGCTGACTTTAATGCAGCTGAACTAAAGAATGGTCTTGCATTGACTAATTTAGCAGGATTTAGATTGTATGTATCTAGTAACCTACCTGCAGTAGGAACTGGTGCTGCTACATCTGGAACTGCTAACCAAAACAGTAACTATGGTGTTATTGTTGCAGGTCATGGTTCTGCTGTTGCAACTGCTGAACAACTTAGCAAAACAGAAACATATCGTGACCCTGACAGCTTTGCTGACATTGTTCGTGGTATGCACTTATATGGTAGGAAGATACTTCGTCCAGAAGCTATCGTAACTGCTAAATATAACGCAGCTTAAGGGAGGATTAAATAATGGCTACTTTTGATTTAACAGCTAAATCCACCACTGGCGTTGGTGCTAATGTCGTTGCAGGTATACCTACACAGTCAGGTACACATGTAGTAAGAACAATCCAAGAGTATTTAGATATAGATGCTCTTATAGCAGCAGGTAATACTATTGCTAATGGAGATGTCTTTCAAATGCTTGAGATTCCTGCAGGAACACTTGTTCTTAATGCAGGTGCTGAAGTAATGAAAGCTTTTACTTCAAGCTGTACATTAGACATGGACTTTGATGGTGGTGATGACATCATTGATGGTGCAGACATAACCTCTACAGGTTTTTGTGCTGCAGGTTCAAATGGTCAAACCAACACAGTCGTAGGTTCTGCAGCCTCAACTTACACTCAATTTATTGGAACAACTGATACAATTGATTGTACGATTGCAGGAGCTGCTGCAGCCACAGGTAGACTTAGAGTTTACGCAACTGTGATTGATTGTAACGATCATGGTGCTGTAGACAGAGCTACTGAAGTAGACAGAGATCTACTTGCTTAATAAATAACATTGGGAGGGCAGGGCAACTTGCCCTCTTAGTTTATCTAAAACAAGGATGTACTATGGCAACAACATTTTTAACTTTAACAAATGAATTGTTACGTAGGCTCAATGAAGTTACTCTAACAACAGATACATTTGCTACAGCTAAGAATGTTCAGGCGATAGCAAAAGATGCTATTAACAGTGCTATAAGAGAGATACTTCAAGATGGGCATGAGTTTCCATTTTTAAAGACTACACAAACCCAAACACTAACAGCAGGTACAGGAACGTATGATTTTCCTTCAGATATGTCTTCAGTGGATTGGGATAGTTTTTATTTAAAGACACTTACTTCTGAATCTAATACAGCTAAATCTTTACCTACAATATCTTTTGAAAGCTATACTAGAAACTATAGAACAATAGAAGATGCTGCAGGAACAGGTGGTAGAACTGCACCTGATTTAGTTTATCAAACAGCAGAAGAAAAGTTTGGAGTTACACCTATTCCTAATGCAGCTTATGTAGTAGAATATGTGTACTATAAGTTTCCTAATACATTAGGTATTAATGCATCTACTGGAGCTGCAACAGATGGAACAGACAGCACACATGATGTTCCTATTATACCTGAAAGATTTAATTATATTATTATTGATGGTGCTATGGTTTATATGATGAGATTTAGATCAAATGAACAAAGTGCTCAGATACATCAACAAAAGTTTATGATGGGTATGAAAGCCATGCGTAGACTATTACTTGATGATAAACTTTCTGTAGAATCTACAATGATACAAAGACCTAAATTTTCTTCACATATGTTAAGTCTTGGTTCATAATGGCAGATAATTTACAAACCTTTAAAGTTATATCTAGAGGTGGCTTAAATACAACAGGAGATGTTTTATCTCAAGGTCAAGACTTTCCGGGCAGTGCTACAAAACTGTTAAACTATGAACCTGACCTACAAGGTGGTTATAGAAGAATAAGTGGTTTTGCAAATAGTTATGGCACAGTTACTGGAACAGGTTCTGTATTAGGTGTATGTGTAGCAGATGGAATACATAATGGTATACTGGCTGCAAGAAGACCTTCTTCAGGAAGTAACTATCTACACTATTGGACAGGATCTGCTTGGACTGCTATTACTAGTGCAGGTTCACCAACAATGGTTGGCGTTAGTAAGGTTAGGTTTACCAGAATTAATTTTGGATCACCTAAAGTTGTACTTACAGATGGTATTAATCCTGCAGCTACTTATGATGGTAGTAGTTATGTTCAGATAACAGACTCTAATGCTCCTACTGATCCTGTAATATCAGAAGTTTATCAGAATCATTTGTTTTTAGCAGGTGATCCTGCAAAGAAAGATGAGTTATTTTTTAGTGCTCCATTAGCTGAAACTGACTTTACTCCTGCAAATGGTGCAGGTAATATTAACGTAGGTTTTGATGTTGTAGCTATAAAAGTTTTTCGTAATATTCTTTATATCTTTGGCACTAATAATATTAAAAGACTTGTTGGTAATAATAGAACAGACTTTGTATTAGAGAATGTTACAAATAACTTAGGTTGTCTAGCTACAGACAGTGTAATAGAAATAGGTGGTGACTTACTATTTTTAGCACCAGATGGTATTAGACCTATTGGTGGTACTGCAAAGATTGGTGACGTTAATCTTGAAACTGTATCTAAAAAGATACATAAAACAGTACAGAATACTATTAATACAGAAACACTTACAGGTTTATCTTCTGTATTAATCAGATCAAAGTCACAGTTTAGATATATGTTTGCAGGAACAAGTTCTGTAGGAATACTAGGAGCACTTAGAGAAAGTCCTCAAGGTGGTTTTGGTTTTGAGTTTGCAACATTGTTTGGTTTTTCTGTTACTTGTGCAGATAGTGGGTACATAGGAACAACAGAAACAATTATACATGGTGACTCTACAGGTAAAGTTTATGCACAAGAATCAGGAACATCTTTTGCAGGATCTGATGTATTAAGTATTTATCAGACACCTTATTTATATTTTGAAGATCCAAGACAAAGAAAAATATTTTATGATATGTCTACGTATTTACGTGCAGAAGGTGCAATATCTGTTTCATTAGGTATAGTGTATGACTTTGAAGATACAGATATTCTTAACCCTGCTAACGTAACATTTAGTGCTACTGGTACAGCAGCTGTTTATGGTTCAGCAATATTTGATACAACACAAGTTTATGATGGTAATCCCTCTCCAGTAGAAACAGCAACATTTACAGGATCAGGTAAATCTATCTCTTTTCGTTTTGTTGCAGAAGACACAAATGCTAGTCACAGTATACAGGGATTTACAATTACTTATGGATTAGGAGATTTAAGGTAATGGGTACAGGTTACACAAGAACAAATACCTCAGATATTCAAGCTGATGAGGTCGTTAAATCAGCACCATTAAATGCTGAACTTAATGCTGTTGTAAATGCTTTTGCAGCTTCAACAGGACACACACATGATGGTACAACTGCAGAAGGTGGTCCTATTACCTCTTTATTAGGTATGAACATTACAATAGGTGATGGAACTGCAGATACAGATGTTACCATAACTTTTGATGGTCAAACAAATGATGGTGTTCTTAAATGGATGGAAGATGAAGATTACTTTCAGTTTAATGATGACATTTTAATAAATAGTACAGAAAGACTTAACTTTGGAGATACAGGAACATATATTCATCAATCTGCTGATGGTGTGCTTGATCTTGTTAGTGACACAGAAATAGAAATAAATGCTACAACAATAGACGTAAATGGTAATTTAGATGTATCTGGATCTTTAACAATAGCAGGTGCTGCTGTTACAGCTACTTCTGCTGAAATAAACATACTTGATGGAGTTACAGCCACAGCAACAGAATTAAACATTATGGATGGTGTTACTGCTACAACTGCAGAGCTTAACATAATGGATGGAGTAACATCAACAACTGCAGAGTTAAATATATTAGATGGTGTAACGTCTTCTGCTGCAGAATTAAATTATGTTGATATAACTACATTAGGTACATCACAAGCTTCTAAAGCTGTTACAGTAGATAGTAATGGTGATTTAATTGTACCTGACAGTGACAAGTTTAAGTTTGGTGCAGGTAGTGATATGCAGTTATACCATGATGGTAGTGACTCTTATATTACTAATGCTACAGGTGCATTAAAACTTGCTACAGAGACAAGTGGTATAGCTGTAACAATAGGTCACACAACTTCAGAAGTTACAATAGCAGATAACTTAACTGTAACAGGAACAACTACTCTAGATGCTACATCTTTTGGTGATGCTAATATTACTAACGTAGGTGACATAGCTCTTGACTCTATTAGTGCAGATGGCACAGATATTAATGTAGCTATTACAGATAACTCTGCTACTTCTTTCACTGTAAAACAAGGCTCTGATGCATACTTAATCATTGACACAGGTAATAGTAGTGAGTCTATATCTATAGGTACAGGTGTATCAGGTACAGCTATTACAATAGGTCATGGTACTTCAGAGGTAACAATAGGTGACAATCTTACAGTAACAGGTAATCTTACTGTTACAGGAACACAAACAGTTGTAGATACTGTTACTATGAATGCTCAAAATGCTATTGTGTTTGAAGGTGCATCAGCAGATGCTAATGAAACAACTTTAACAATTACTGACCCTGATGCTGATAGAACAATCAAGTTACCTAATCAGTCAGGAACTCTTGTAGTATTAGCTGCAGATAGTGATACAGCAGTAACAGCCACACCTGCTGAAATAAGTATACTAGATGGTGATACTAGTGCTACTTCTACAACTATAGTTGATGCTGACAGAGTTGTTCTTAATGATGCAGGTACAATGAAGCAGGTAGCTGTAACAGATCTAGCAGCCTACTTTGATGATGAAATAACTGCTATGCCAAACCTAGTAACTACAGGAGCATTAAATAGTGGTAGTATTGCAACAGGTTTTGGTGCTATTAATAATGGCTCAAGTGCTATTACAACTTCAGGTACAATAACTTTTGGTAGTCTTACAGATGGTTCTGTTACTATTACAGACATTGCAGATGAAGATGACTTTAGTAGTGACAGTGCAACTAAACTTGCTACACAACAATCAATTAAAGCCTATGTTAACACAGTGGCAGGACAGGCTAATAATGTTACTGGTCTTACAGCAACAGGTTCAGAACTTAATGCTGTAGCTGATGGAGATACAAGTGCATCTGCTATTACTGTAGAAGATGCAGATAGAATACCTATTAATGATGGTGGCACAATGAAACAAATTGCTGTCACTACTCTTGCTGCTTATCTTGATGATGAGATTACAGCAATGCCTAACTTAGTAACTACAGCTGCTACAACTGTAGGTGCATTAGATAGTGGTTCTATTACATCTGGATTTGGAGCTATTGATAATGGTACTTCAGGTATTAGAACAAATACAGTTACTGTAGAAACTTCTTTACTACCTGATGCTTCTGGTGGAGCAGATCTTGGTAGTTCTGATGCAGAGTTTGGTGATGTTTATATTGCAGATGACAAGTATATTAACTTTGGTAATGATCAGAATGTTCTTGTTGGTTATGATGAAGATGGTGATGACTCTTTAGAGATTAGACAAAATGTAGAGGGAGCAGCTTTAGCTATTACCTTTAAGGCAGATCAGGGTGATGACAATGCTGATCAATGGAAGTTAAACTTTGCAGATGGTGGTACAGTTACTTTTCAAAGTAAAACATCAGGATCTTATGCAACAAAACAAACATTAGATACATCAGGTAATTTAACGATTACAGGTGAACTTGATGCTGCTACACTAGATATTAGTGGTGATGCAGATATAGATGGTACTTTAGAAGCAGATGCTATTACTATTAATGGTACAGCTATTGGTTCTATTTATGGTGTTGTAGCAGGTAGTTCCTCTATTGTAACTACAGGTGCATTAGATTCAGGAAGTATTACTTCAGGGTTTGGAAATATAGATGTTGGCTCAAGTAATTTAACTGCAACAGGCACAGTATCGTTAGGTGCGACATCATTTAATGATAATAATATCACAAATGTTGGAAATATTGCATTAGATAGCTTGACAGCAGACGGATCTTCCATTACAATTACAGGTAACACTACTTTTGCTGATGGTGCTTATGATTTTGATATTGCAAGCCATGATACATCTAATGGTTTAAAATTAGGTGGCACGTTAGTTACAGCAACTGCTGCTGAATTAAATCACTGTGATGGTGTTACATCAAACATACAAACACAATTAAACAGTGCAGCTACAACTGGTAAAGCAATAGCAATGGCAATGGTATTTGGATAATAAAGGAGAGAAAGTATGGCAAATCCTAATGTAGTAGCTGTTAGTAGTATACAAGCAAACACTGCTGTTGATGCTGATGTAGCAGCTTCTGCAGTAAGTTTGTTAACGTGTGCTTCTAACAAGTTAATAAAAGTAAACAGTTTAATTATTGCAAATATAGATGGTACAAATGCAGCTACGATTGACGTTTGGGTTACTCGTTCTTCTGCTGACTACTATATAGCAAAAACTATCTCTGTTCCTGCAGATGCAACCCTTGTTGTCATTGACAAGAATATGGGTTTGTATTTAGTAGAAAGTGATATTCTTAAAATACAAGCAAGTGCTGCAGGTGATTTATCTGCTACTTGTTCATATGAAGAAATAGATGACGCATAAGGATAGTTAATGGGTGTAAATAAAAAGGGTGGCTTAGTAGGTGGCTTTGATCAGCTTAGAGCACCTGATGCTCCTACTATAAGTAGTGTTGCTGTAGGTACTTCTCAACAACTTACTGTTACTATTACTAATCCAACAGACACTGGTGGTGGTGATATTACAGGCTATGCTGTTAGTGCTTTAACAGGACCTATAGAGGACACAACTTTTGCAGTTACTGTTGTTAGTAGTGGTGGTAACAAGTATGCAATAGATGGTTCAACACAAGGCACTGTGACTTTACATAAAGGTCATACTTATATATTTGATCAGAGTGATAGTAGTAACAGTGGTCATCCTCTTCGTTTATCTACTACAAGTAATGGAACACATAGTAGTGGATCAGAATATACTACAGGTGTAACAACAAGTGGTACTCCGGGAAGTGCAGGAGCTTTTACAAAAATAGCTGTTTCCTCACAAGACGGATCTACTGTATTTGATGGCACTGATGATTGGCTTTCTATTTCTGCAAGTAATGATTTTGATATTTCTGATGGTGAAGTAACATACGAAGGTTGGGTCTATTTTGATAATAGTGTTTCAAATTTTCAAGTTAAACAATGTATCTGGGAACACTATACAGATGATAATAATTTAGCTCGTTTGTTTTTTGATGGTGGTAATGGAAATGTTTTAAGATTAACCATAAGATCTGGTGGAACTAATCTGTTAAACGCCAAAGGAACAACAACCATTTCAGCAGATACATGGTATCATATTGCAGTAACACGTTCTACAAGTGGCGACTGGGAAACTTTTATAAATGGAACAAAAGATAATGGAGCTAGTGGTTCTGAAAGTTCTGCTTTAGATACATCTGGAATGACTTTTTATTTAGGTGTTGATTTTTGGAATGTTGATCGTTTTTTATTAGGGAATATAAGTAATTTTAGAATTGTTAAGGGAACAAGAGTTTACACATCAAATTTCACTGCTCCAACAGGACCTTTAACAGCTATTACAAATACAGTTTTGTTAACTTGTACTAATCCCTCTGGTACAATTACAGATTTAAGTTCATCAAATCATTCTATCACAGTTAATAGTGGAGCAGCAGCTTCTTCTACAAACCCTTTTTCTGATACTCTCTACTATTACTGTACTAATCACTCTGGTATGGGTGGAACTGCAAATCTTAAAGCAAGTCTACAAGGTGGTGCTTCAGGTTCTTCTAGTCCTATTACTGTAAGTTCTCTTACTGATGGTGAGTCTTATAATGTTAGAGCATCTGCTATAAATGCCTTTGGTCAGTCACCTTATAGTGATGCTACTTCTGGAACTCCAACTGAGATAGAAAGAGGAGTATTTGCAGGTGGTTCAACTGCAAGTAGTCAGAGTGATTTTATTGAATATATTACTATAACTAGCACAGGCAATTCCACAGAATTTGGAAATTTACAAACACAAAAATCAGCTGTGGCAGGTTGTGCTTCTAGTACAAGAGGTATTTTTGGTGGTGGTCATAGCACTACAAATCAAATAGACTATATTACTATATTAAGTACTGGTAATGCTAGTGACTTTGGAGATTTAAGTGTTGCAAGAAGATATGCTTCTGGCTTATCTAATTCTACGAGAGGTGTTTTTGGTGGTGGTAGTACAGGTTCTAATTCTGATGTTATAGATTACATTACTATAGCTAGTACTGGTAATGCAACAGACTTTGGAAATATGCAAAATGCAAGGCAAGCAACAGCAGGTTGTGCATCTACAACTAGAGGTATAATTTTTGGTGGTGATCAAATAGGGGGTCAGACAGATACTATAGATTACATCACTATAGGTTCTACAGGAAATGCTAGTGATTTTGGTGATCTTACAACCAACTGTAGCAATCAAGCAGCTTTTTCTTCTTCTACTAGAGGTATAAATGCAGGGGGTAGTGATGGTAGTGGTTATCTAAATGTAATAAGTTATGTTACAATAGCTAGTACGGGTAACGCAACAGACTTTGGAGATTTATTATCAGTTGTTGCGTATTGTACAGGTTGTGCAGGTTCTACTAGAGGTATTATTGCAGGTGGTTATAATGGTTCAGCAGCAATAAATGTAATTCAATATATAACAATAGCTAGTACAGGAAATTCTACTGACTTTGGTGATTTAAACGTAGACACAGATGGTTGGGGAGCATCCTATCAAAACAAAGGTGGTTGTTCAAACTCACATGGAGGATTATCTTAATGCCTAATTTTTCTGGAGTGTGGACTTTAAAAGAACAAGGTGTGGCTGTTAAAGGTGATAGGTGGGCTGAATTTTTAGGTTCTGGTTTTGCTTTAGTCACAGGAGATGCTCCTAATAGGACAACTATTGATTTTATTAATACAGTTGCATCATCAAATGCTACTGATTTTGGTGACTTATTAGCTGCGTCTAGTAAATTGGCTGCACTAGGCTCTTCAACAAGAGCAGTATTTGCAGGAGGTCAAACAGCAGATGGAAGGCAAAATGTAATACAATATTCAACTTTTGCATCAACAGGAACTTTATCAGATTTTGGAGATTTATCTACAACAGCTTCTTATTCTAGTGGGTCAAGCAGTTCAACCAGAGGTATTATTAATTTGGGTTATTCAGGTAGTTCAATTTCAAATATAATTGAGTATGTAACCATAGCAAGTGCAGGAAATAGTACTGACTTTGGTGATTTAACTTTAGCGAGATATTCTGAAAGTGGTGCTTCGGCAAGTCCTACTAGAGGAACTTTATCAGGAGGTTATACAAGTTCAAAACAAAATATTATAGACTACATAACCATAGCTTCAGCGGGTAATGCTACAGATTTTGGTGATTTACTTGCGGCAGATATGACTCTTGGAGCTTGTTCAAGTTCAACCAGAGGTTTAATTGGAGGGGGTGATGGGTCAGGAGCTACAACAAACGTCATTCAATATATCACTATAGCTTCAACTGGTAATGCACAAGATTTTGGAGATTTAAGTCAATCAAGAAAGAATTTTGCATCTTTTTCAAACAATACAACTGGTTTTTGGGCAGGAGGAGACCCTAATGGGTCAATAGTAGACATTATAGATAAAGTTGCAATTGCTTCTTTAGGTAATGCAACAGACTTTGGAGATCTAACTATAGACAGAGAAAGTTGTTCTGGTTGTTCAAATGCTCATGGAGGATTGCAATTATGACAAGATACTTAGGTGGATTAATTACTAAAGATGAATCATTAGTTATTCCTTCTGATAATTATGAAACTACTTCTGCTCCGGGAGTATGGACACTAGAAGAAGCTCAGATGCTCGCTAAACAAGGTAAATGGCCTACAGCAGGTAATGCTTTTCAAAGAGCTATATTTGCAGGTGGTAACTATACTAATCCTATAGAATATGTTGATATAGGTACGTTAGGTAATGCAGTAGACTTTGGTGATCTAAATTATGGAATGCATGGAGGTGCAGGTTGTGCTTCTACCACAAGAGGTCTTATTGGAGGAGGTCTTAACTTATCTGCTGCAGATACGGACAATATAGACTATATCACAATAGCATCTACTGGTAATGCAAGCGATTTTGGAAACTTAACACAAGCTAGATGGACTTTAGGTTCATGCTCTAATTCAACAAGAGGTTTATGGGCAGGAGGCTATCATAGCAACTCAACTGAAGTTAATATTATTGATTATGTAACAATAGCGTCAACTGGTAATGCTAGTGACTTTGGAGATTTAACAATAGTATGTAGAATGCTTGCAGGTTGTGCTTCTCCAACTAGAGGTATATTTGGAGGTGGTGATAGTAATGTTGGTGCTGAAGATACAATAAATTATGTAACTATAGCTTCAACAGGTAATGCTACTGATTTTGGAGATTTAGTAATTAATAGATATAAAAGAGATGTAGCTGCTTTGTCTAGTAATACTAGGGGTGTATTTGGAGGTGGTTATAACTCAGATGGTTATTATAATGTAATGGAATATATTACTATTGCAAGCACAGGTAACTCAACAGACTTTGGAGATTTATTAGGTGACAACTATTGGAGAATGGCAGGAACTTCAAGTTCTACTAGAGGGTTGTTTGGGGGTGGTATGATTGGTGGTGCAGATCAAAATGTTATTCAATACATCACTATAGCTTCTACTGGTAATTCTCAAGATTTTGGAGATTTACTAGATGATAGACCTTATCTAGCAGCTTGTTCAAATGTTCATGGTGGAATAAGTTAATTAGAAGGAGATAATATGGCTTATAAAGTAGTAAAATATAGATTAACAGCAGAGGGTACAATACCAACTTTTTTAAAGTTTGGTGTACCTCAAGGAACAGGAGGTATGTTTCCTGTTAAAGATAGTACAGCAAGTCCAAGAGATCATGTGATGATTGGTATTGCAGATGATGGAGCAGACATATCTGGTTCTGAAGGTGAGATTACAAGTAAAGATGCTTTGACTACATATCTTACGAGTGTAAGTAGTGGTAAAGGTTGGAAACAAACAGCATCAGATGGTAGTGAAGAAGATTTTGTACCTGCAACTCACGCTACAAAAATATGGAATGATTTAACAACATTGAATGGTGGATAATTTGAAAACTGATTTAGTCGTAAAAGATATACAAAATGCCTTGGTTGAAGTAAAACCAGAATATAAAACTATGTTGAAGAACATAGATGAAAAAATGCCTGTTATACAAGAAGCATCTAGTAACTTTCATAAGTCACACTCACAGTTTATGGGTGTAACACTTGATGTTACTGCTATTACTCCTGTTCGTTCTATTAAACATACACTAGCAGAAGTTAATAAAACAAAAAATGCCCTGCAAGAAGCTCACATTAGAATGCAAAAGAAAGCTGTAGAACTAAAGATGAAACAGCGTGAGTTACTTGATTGTCAAGATGATCTTGAAAGAGAGATGTTAGAGATAGAGATACTAGAGCTACAAACACACTCTGTTAATGCACAAGATTCTGTTCAAGGTGCAATACGTAAGATGAACTTCTTTGTCAATCAATATCAGTCACTTCTTAAACACCTAGGAGTAGATGAGATTACAGAAGAGATGTATGAAAGAGAAGAAAACAGATATCACATAATGACAGCTATGAAACAAGCTTTGACAAGTGCTAGACCTAGAGGTGGTATTATAGATGAAGGTAACATGATCTATCTCTTTGATTTAGGTATTAGTGGTGCTCAAGCACAAGCTGAAGTATTTGCTTATCTTAATACAGAAAATGAACTAATGAAAGAAGGTAAAGCACCTACACATGAGATGACTATGCGTTGGCTAGAAGCTTGTGCAGATAAATGGGAAGGTGATCCACAAAAGTTTGCAGAACGTAGAGGTTTTACTCTTCTTGATAAGCAGTCATTGACTAATACTAAGAAGATAGAGAATAAGACAAAG